TAGAAGATAAAGTCGAATATGATTATCTAAGAAAAAAAACATTCAAAAACCTTTCAGTTAGAGTTTAAAAAACCAAGTTTTTATTTACATATTTTCTTTTTTAAATAATTTTTAATTGTTATTTAAAGAAATCAATGGATATATTAAATATGAAATAATGTCTATTCGTTTACTAAAAACACAAAAATTAGATAGTTCGCACTATAAAATAAAAAACTTGTTAGAAAGAAGTTATGTTAATCAATACACTACCACAAGTAATATGGTTTCTATGTGTAAGCCTTACAAAAAATTTTGTCTCGGTTTTAAGACATATGAACGATTTTTTGACAGATATGAAAAAATTTTAAAAGATTATCCTGATATGATTTCTGGGATAGCAGAAAAACCCTATGTTTCAACACAAAACAACATTAAAACATTAGGACAATCGACAATAGTTGTAGATGTTGATTTTTGTAGTCAAGATATTTCCATAAGAGAATTATACACACAAGAAACAATGTTAAACTTTGTTTATGAATACCAAAAACAAATAAAAAGACATTGTTTCGACATACCAGATAAAAATTTAACTTGTGTTGTTTTAACTAAACCACCTTACATCTGTAATCGAAACAATAAACCAAGACTAAAACACGGATTTCACTTACAATTTATAGAAGTATCGATTATGGGTGATGTAAAAAAATCAATAAGAAACTGGGTTCAAAAATCAACAGGTATAGAAATTGATGATTGTGATAGCAAACCTTGGTTGTTGTATGGAAGTTGTAAAAATTCAAATAGTGGAAAGTATAGTGTTAAATATTGTGTTGATTTTAATAAAAACTTAATTAGTATCGATGATTACCTCAAAACAATCAAGATATACAGCTATAAAACACAAGAATACTATACTCCAAGCCGTGATAATTTACCTCGTGTGTTGTCTTTAAAATCAATTCAAGAGAAACATTGGTGTTGTTTTGAAGGAAAAGTAATTAGTTTAACAACTAATAAGACACAAATAATAACACCACCTAAACCTCGTCAAGAATACGAACAACTCTCATTAGAAGATGAATTAAAAGTTTGTCGTATCGCTATTGATACGATTAAACCAGAAAAAAGCGAAGACTATAATACTTGGTTTAGTATAGGGTGTGCTTTATACAATGTTTTACAAGGTGAAGACGAGGGTTTAGAGTTGTTTAAGGTTTTTAGTGAAAAATGCCCTGAAAAATACGATGAATTGGTGTGTGAAAACTTATGGTATAATCAATTCAAAAACAATAATGGTATTTATACTAAAGGAACTTTATTGTATCATTACAACTGCGATAAAGAGAAATTACCATATGGTGCTACTCGTGTCAAGTAATACTATATGGAAATTTAAATATAATTCATTCTTGCGAATTATCTTTTTCTAAATTTTCTCGTTCCTTCTCTTGTCTCAACTTCTCCATTTTTTCTAATTTTACTCGTCTGTTTCTCTCTCTCATAAGTCGTTTCTTTCTTTCCCGATATTCAGCATTGTTATGGTAATTAGTCTTCCATTTTTCATTGATTTTTTGTCTATTTTTTTCAACATAAATTTTAGAAGAAATCCTTGATTTCTCTCGTTTGTATTCAAGTAGTTCTTCTGTGGATAATCCTGATAATTTTGATTGTCTCATATTTTCTTGTCAATAGATATTATCTCTTTAAATGATATTTAATCTTATGACAAAATAATCTCGTGATAATTTAATTGTTATTTAAAGATATAATCATTGGATATAAAGAAATGAATTCACAAGATAAAATCTCTAACACAACAATTAATAATTTGGATAATTACATTTGGTGTGACTTTGTCCTCCAATTCTCTAAAACATTTTCAAGCTTTTCTGAATTGAAACAAGAATTTTTAAATAAATACCCTCGTGTTTTAGCTAAAATAGAATATGGTTCTGGATATTACCTTAAAAAAGACACCTGCGAAGATTTACATTCACAAGTAAAATCACTTGATATGAAATTTTCTTTTAATGTAGATACGATTGAAAAAGGAAAACCTGTTTGTGTAAGAAAAGAAATCACACTTGAAAACTTAAGACAAGATTTAATCCATACTCTCCCAATTTACTCTAAAGAAACTTTTAAACCTAAAAATTATAAATTAAAAAGAGCAGAATTTAACAGTTGGACTGGTTTTAAAGCACAAGACCCCTTTTTACAATACGATTATAATGTTGTTAAACCTATTTTAAATTTTATTCGAGAGGTAATTTGTAATAATGATGATGTTTGTTATCAATACATTGTCAGTTGGTTAGTTAATATAGTCCAAAAACCCTATCAAAAAACACAAGTAGCAGTGTTTTTACATTCGTTACAACAAGGAACAGGCAAAGGAAGTTTTTGTTATTGGTTGAAAAACTATTTATTTGGTAACCATATCTCAGCTGTTGTTAGTGGGTTAAACAAACTAACACAAAAACACAACACTTGTGTTAAAAATAAGATAATGGTTTTTGTTGATGAACTGCCGACTACCAGTCAAGAATTTCATAGTCAGTTCGATACAATGAAACACCTGATTACAGACCCAGAAATCTGTGTGGAACCAAAGGGTGTTGATGCATATGAAATCCCAAATATGGTGAATTTTATGTTAATGTCTAATAATTTAATGGCTCTTAAATTAGAAAAAGGAGATAGGAGATATGCCTGTATAGAAGTAGGTAAGTCTAAGAAAGGTGATGAAGAGTATTGGGAGACTATACACGATGAGGTTTTAACCGAAACTACAGCACTACATTTCTTTTATTATCTCAATACATTTGATATTAAAAAGTGTGTTTCTCTTAGAAATATCCCTAAAACCCGATTAAGAGAAAGAATGATTGAAAATTCACAACCCAGTCACATTAAGTTTTTCAAAGAAATCGCTTGTGGTGATTTAACGATTAATCCGAACTTGTATATTGATACATTTACACATAACGAAGAAACTATATCTAATGGACTTTCACGAGATACTATTTATAGACTTTATGAAAACTTTTGTAACAATGCTGGTGAAAAAAGACTAAAGAAACAACTTTTCTTTGATGCTGTGACTGGATGTTATATTGATTTTGTTAGAACAAAAAAAATAAGGTATTATGTTATTAAAAATTTAGAATAAAAGATGACAGATATGAAGGTAAGGGTGACACTTATGAAACTAAGGATGACACTTATGAATGTAAGGGTGACACTTATGAAGGTAAGGGTGACACTTATGAAGGTAAGGGTGACACTTTCTGTTTAAACCAGAAATTTATTCAGGTATTATCTTGTTTAATAAGGATGACGAGGATGACACTTTTGACACTTTTTAAAATTCATTTTAGAAAAAACAAAAAAATCTTAGGATGACACTTTGGGGTGACACTTTTAAACGACACAAGTGTCACCCCCTTTTTATCAGGAAAACACACAAAAAGTTTCGTATAAAAATAAAATTGATTTTTAAGAAAAAAAATATCATAAATTGACTATGTCTACTCATCAGTCACCCAAGGTTTCTCGCACCTCAAGCGAGATGTCCGCAGACACACAGTCTGTATCGTTACCGATGGAAAAAAAACAAGAAATTGTAAGTAAGTATAAACAATGTTTAAGTTTGTTAAAAAATGGAGTTGGTGTCGAACCAAAAGAAACTATAGAGAGTGGAGATTTTCATATATGGTTAGAAGACGATGATGGTAAAATTATTGACCCAACACCTCCTCCTTATAGTTTCTTTCCAAAATTGGAGTATAAAAAATGGTCTATGTCTAATCAAAAAAAAGTATGGAGTAAATATCAACATATTATTAAAAACATGACAAAAACCCAAAGAATTTCTATGAAAAAAAATCTGTATAAAAACCCTAAAATAAGACAATGTCCTTACAATGTATATTCTTATTGGTGTTACAATAAACATTTTAAAATCGTTGTAGGAAGTTGCGGATATTATATTGATAATAATACTATCTTTTGGGAATTTGGTTAATTATCATCGATAAGAATTTAAAATCATATATAGTTGTGTTAGTTATAAAAGAAACCTTCCTTTGTGAGGGTTTTTTTTATGCCGAAATAGAGATTAGAAGACGAATAATTAACGGCAGAAAATCATATATAAATACAACCAACAAGACTATAAAATGGGAAACTATTTCTATTCTTACCAACAACCTGAACCTGAGATAATTATGTGTATTAACTCGTTTGCTATTACAGATAGAAAATTCAATTATGTTGTAGAACAATCATTAAATTATGATGACGAATACCTGATTTATTCAACCAAACCAAAATACAAATATAATCATTAAATACTATTATAAAAAAGATTTGTTTTTATAATAAATGGAAGAAATTGTAAAAAGACACAATGGAAACCGATTGGTTTTCTCTAAAAGCAATATTAAAAACAAAAAGTATCGTGTGGAAATCTTTTATAAAAATGGTGATAAACAAACAAAACATTTCGGCCACAGTAAATATCAACATTTTCAAGACAAGATTGGATTATATCAACATTTAAATCATTACGATAAAACGAGACGAAAAAATTATAGAACAAGACATACCGCACAACAATTTCATAAGCAAGTCTATAGTCCCGCTTGGTTTAGTTTAAAATATCTGTGGTAAATTTTTTTTTTTTTAAAAATAAATTATCTTGCCTAATAATAAATGGAACAACAAGAAGCTATTTATTACTATTATCTCATTTCTTGCCGAGACGATTTAGTCAAACATACTTACATTGGAAAAACACAGAACTTTGAACTAAGAAAAAGACAACATAAATATTATTGTAATAATGCGAATTACCCCCAACATAACTATAAATTATATAGAACCATTCGTAAATATGGAGGGATGCTTAATTTCAAGATAGAACTGATTTACGAAGTTCATGGTATTTCAAAACAAGAAGCATGCGAGTTTGAAAGAGCAGTATATGATGAATACCGACCCAGTTTAAACAACAACATACCTAATAGAACTCAAAAAGAATACATTAAGGACAACTTTAAGCAGATTTTAATAAAACGACAAAACAAAGAAACTTGTTTTTGGTGTAATCGTCTCGTATCCGCACACAATATGAAAAGACATAGAGAAACGAATATTAAATGCCTTCGACAACAAACGAAAAAAATGAGAAATGATATTTTAGAAAAATTAAAAAATTAAAAAATTATGTTTGTTTTAATAAATGGAACAACAACAATCTAATTTACGATACAAATGCGACGGTATATGTATTTTTTACTCCACTGGAGGTAGATGTGGTGAAGGAACAATGAGTTATCCTTGTTTAAACAAGGTAGAGATACGAGATACACAGTGTAGAGACTGTTTTAAATTAAACAAAAATTTCAAACGGATTACACAGAATAACCCACAATTTTTCTTCGACAGATTGCACGAATTCGAGAAATACCTTCAACGAAGATACGAATTTCAACAACGAATAATTCACGAAGAATAATTTTTTTTTTTAAAAATAATATTTCTTTATAATAAATAATGATTACAACAAACAATATTTACAAAAAAAGTCATTGTTTCGGACAAAATTTTGTTTATTATAACATTCGAGTAAACATCAAGTGTCAAAACTTGATACACCCTATGGGCGATAGCAAATCGCCACATTGTATAACCTGCCGAGAGCAACACAGGTCTCCTTCTAATATGTTAGAATTAGAGTATATTTTATCAAAACAAAATCAAAAACAAAAACAATTCAATATTTAAAACAATTATTCATTGATATTAAAAATGAATAACTCAACTAATATTACACATTGGTGGCATGCTTACAGTTCACAAGATTTAGAATTGGTAAATTTAATTCAATCTGCATGTTCGTTAATCGCAACACTTATCATTATGGTAAAACTTTTTGAACCAAGTATTATTTTTCGTCGTATAAAAGAGAAAAGGCAGCAGGCTCGTCAAAACAAAAAAAGACGAGAAATGGAGAGGTTAAAATCTCTTGTAGAGAGTATCCAATCTGGCAAAGTTGTAGATATAACAACTTTATTATCTGATGATGAAGATGATGAAGAAGAAAAAAATGATGGTGTTATGCGAATTGCTCGTAAAAAAAAATCAGACAACTCAACTCGTGTTTAACTGGTGTAACAGATATAAACCTCTTATTAAAACTCTAAATTTATTAGTTTAAAGAATTCTTTAATAAATTTAAAAATGGTTCAAATTAACATTAGTTTATCAAAATCTCATGAGGCCAAAGTAAAGGCCGCTAAGAAAAAAGGTAATCCTGTTGTAATCAGGGTTAGTCATCAACAATTAGTCAATGGCGGAAATCACAAATTAGATTTATCGCCAGAACAATTTAAAAAGGTGAGTTCAGCCATTAGAAGTAAAAACAAGCGAGGAGTTCAATTAACCTTATCTAGCCAGCAGGTAGGTGGCTTATTCCCATTACTCGCACTGGCACTACCGGGAATTATCGCTGCAGGAAAAGCTGCTGCTGGGGCTGCTGCTTTAGGAGCCGCTGGTGCTGCTGGGGCTGCTGCTACCGATGCCATATTGGGTAAAGGTCATTGTGGTAGTGGTATGCGACCACTTGGTTCAGGGATGAGGCCTCTTGGTTCCGGTTTAGTTCCATTAGGCTCTAAACGAGGCCGGGGAGTAGGTAAAAAAAAAACGACCAGAAAGAAAAAATAATTAGTGGAGAAGGATTTTTTAATGAGATATCAAAATTAGTAGGAGGAACACGATTAGCAGCAAAAGTGTTTAGTGGAACTCAAAAATACAAAGGTGAAAAACATGCTCCCCAATTAACAAAAAAAGGAGTAGAAATAGGTAATTACATCGGTCCCGGAACAAATATTATAACTCGTCTACGAGACTTTAACAATAATCAACCGAAAACCTTTACAGACCACACGAGTATGGCTCATGATATAAGATATAGTCTCGCCAAATCTAACAAAGATATACGAGATGCCGACAACAAAATGCTTAAAACATTAAAACGAGGCCAGAAAGAAAACAAAGACCACAACCTTAATATCCAAATGGGGATGAAAGGCATACAATCAAAAACCTTGTTTGAAGATATTACAGGAAAGAAGGGTCTGTTTGGAGGAGTAGGTGAAGATAAGGGGTTTAGTAAAAGAGACGAACAACTAATGCGAGGTCATCTTGCTAATTTAGAACAACAAGGTTTCGGTATGTTTAAGAAACGAAAGACTAAAGCCTTATACAACACACAAATAGATAAAATGTTAAAACATATTCCTCATTATAAAGGTTGTTATTCTAAGGATTTGTTAAACAAAGTCAAAACAAACAAAAAGAAAAAAATGTGTGTAGTTGTTAATATGGACGATAGTGATGGGGGTGGAACTCATTGGTGTTGTTTAGAGTATAACCCAAAGAGAGACTATAGTTTTTACTTTGATAGTTTTGGTTTAGAGCCACCAAGAGAAGCAGTCGCATTATTAAAAAAGTATAAAAAACCAATTTATTACAATCGAGACAATTTACAAGATGCACGGAGTAATCGGTGTGGATATTATTGTATCGAGGTTTTACAACACTTACACAACGGATATAAACCAGACCAAATCTTATCTACATTTACTCCAGACCCGTCTTATTACAATGAAGAAAAAGTTATAAATCCTAAGTTTTAATTGGTTTAAAAAGAGTAATTTACAAAAATAATAACAACAAAATGGCTTATGATTTAACTTTTAGAAATATAGATGATTTATGCCCTAAACAAGAGATAGAAAAATCCAAACATATATTAGTGCCGAGACAACCACATAGACTTGCTTGGATAGGTGCGAGTGGTAGTGGTAAAACTAATGCCTGTATACAGATGATAGTGAGAGATTTAATCGTTGATAAATTGTATGTATGCTCCAAACATCTTTTTCAACCTAAAATGGAGTTTCTAATGGAGCATTTTAATATGATTGAAGAAAAGATAAACAAAAAACTTCAGAAAAAACACAAGGGAGCAGGATATGCAGAACATTATAAAATTATAGAAGCTTGGACTAATGACCTTGATGAGTTCCCTGTGGTTGATGAATTAGATGGGAGTTTACACAATATTGTTTTGTTTGATGATATGATGATGGAGAAAGACCAGAAGAAAATAGTAGATTATTTTATTCGGGGTCGCCATAAGAAATGCACTGTTATGTATCTTTCTCAATCTTTCTTTGCGATACCAAGAAAGATTAGAATTAACTGTAGTCATTATGCAATGTTTAATACCCCAAGTAAAACAGAAGCAAAGAGGATTTCTAATGAGATTGCACCTGATTTAGAACAAAAACAATTCTTAAAATATATGAATAAAGCAACAGACGAGGATTATTGCTTCTTGTTTATTGATACAACACAAAAGAAAAAACTATTACGATATCGTAAAAATCTGGATGAAATGGTAGTAGGGGATGATTAACTTTTAAATAATTTTTCTTATTTAAAAAATCTTGATAAATAGTTAAATATAACAAAATGAAATTAGATATTATATCAACTGGCTTAGGAAAATCAAGTAATTTTACGGTGCGATATAGTCCACCAATTATTTTAGACCAACAAAAACGATACGAAGTAGCACTTATTTCACTTGCTCACTGGAACGAATTACCCAATATCTCTCCGACGATATTTGGAACAGGAAATAACACTTTTAAATACTATGATGGGTCAAGTTTTAGTGCTGCTATAACAATCCCAACAGGGATTTATAGTATTGAAGAACTAAATACGGAAATCAATAGATTAATTAGTCTTGACGGAGGAACGGCAAACAACATATTACTTATTCCTAATTATTCGACATTGAAGGTTGATATTGAACTGAAAAATAATTATCAACTTGATTTAACCACAAGTCAGCTCTATAAAACTTTAGGGTGGACATCACAAATTGTTTCTACCCAAGGACTGAATGGTGGCATCAATCTCGCTGATATATCAAACGGAGTTACAAACTATGTAGTCCATTGCAGTATTGTATCTGCGAGTGAGAGTTTAAGTAATGGAGAACAAAGCGATAGTCTGTATAGTTATGTGCCGAATGTATCACCTGGTTCACTCATAGAGATAATACCCTTTAACCTGTATCATATAGGAACAAACACAAACACAATCAACTCTATAAATATCCGTCTTACAGACCAGGATGGTAATGAACTAATTGATTTGGTTTCTCCAGTTCGTATTTCCCTTTCTATTCAAGAAAAAGTTGTTTAAACTAAACAAAATTTAAAGGATTTTATTTATTTATTCAAATAACAAATAAAATGCTTACACATCATAGAAAAAATGTTGCTTGTGTGCCTTGTGCTAAATTACAGAAATCACAATCCAAAATGAAATACCAACATGGATATGGGGTTGTTGATACTATTAAAGCTGGTATCTCTAAACTAATCAAAAGGTTAGGTCGAAAAGCCGTTGCTAAAGGAAAAGATGTTGCTATTAAAGCAGGTAAAAAGGCCTTAGAACAAGGTAAACAAATTGCGGTAGAAAAGGCAACAGAAGCCTCAAAACAGTTAGGTAAGAAAGGAGCAGAGAGTTTAATTAATCGTGTATTACCTAAATCTGTAGTAGACGAAGCACCCGCTGTAGTCCAGCCTGCCTTACAACAGGTCAAATCGTCTGTAGATAAACGACAACAACAATCTATTAGAAAAATCCAGGATGAAATTGATGCTAAAATCAAAAGACTTTCAGGGAGAGGCCATGCTGGAAAAAAGAAGAATTCTATTATGAATTACATATAAAATTATATTTAAAGAGTTTATTAAATTAATTAAATATATAACAATGCAAAAATATGAATTAAGTGCTGAAGCTGTGATGGATAATACCACAAATAAAAGCTATTATCGCAAATATTTACCTGATATCGCTGTGAGTGAAGGTAATACCAACATTACTCTGAATGTCCGCGATACTCAAGACTTTGTGCAACTTCATGATAGTTTCCTTGAAATCAAAGGCAACTTTTCTAAAGCCGATGGAACAGCTCTTGTAACAGGGGATAATCACCGAGTTTGTTTACAGGCCGCCGGATTACTTGGATGTTTTGAAACCTGCCGTTTATCTGTATCTAACAAACTTGTAGAGGATGTGCAGAATGCTCATATCAATAATTTTACTAAAACTTTATTAACAAAATCTAGTGAATATGTTAATAGCATGGGTCAAAATTTAAATTTCGTTTTAGACGAAGGAAGTGCGGCTGGTGCAGTATCAACAATTGCGACCGCATCAGGAGATATTACTGTCCCTGCTGATAGTAATGCTGGTCATGCTAAAAGAAGGAGAAATGTAAGAGGTCTTATCAATGAAGAAGCAAAACAGGCATTTACCGACCAGGACACGGCAGCTGTTATCAGTTATACTGGTGCTGTTAAGTTAAGAGATATTTTTAGTTTCTGTGAAGTTGAAAAAGTATTGAAAGGAAGTCCAGTTCGCATAGAACTCACCAAACGAACTGGTGCCGAATGTGTGCTAGCTTCGGCAGATAATCCTAAATTCGTTATTACTGACTGCAATTTATGGGTTAAAGTGGTTAGACCGAGTTTAGAATTACTACCCTCTCTTGAGCAGAGGTTTGTTTCTGGCAATCCTATTCCTTGGGAATATCTCCGTGCCGAAACCTTTATTTCTGATAGCACTACTGCGGCTAATCGTAGTTATACTTTTACTACTCTGTCTCAGAGACCTCATAGTGCCTTTTTGTTTGCTTCAAGTAATACCGGTACTGGAAGTAATGTTAATAACTTTAAGTTTGACCATATGTCTATGACCTCTCTGCGATTAATTGTTAACGGCGAGAATTTCCCTTATCAGCAGTATGAATATAATGCTACTGATTGGGCTGATAATTCAACAAATGTCTCTCGTGCCTATGAAGAGCTTACACGATTTATGGGAAAAGACCGTGATGAAGATAGTTCCCATCTAATTACTCCTCGCAATTTTAGAGACCTTTACCCTATTCACTATTTTGGTTTTGATACACTAAAACCTACCGCTTCCGGATATCAGTTAAGAGTAGAAATGAATAATCCAGTTTCTGCTAATGCCACTACTCTATATCTAATGGTTCTCTCTTATGCCTCCGTACAGTTAATCCCGCAGCAGGGGCTTGTATCTGTGGTTCAGCAGTAAATAAATAAAAACTTTTTTAATAATTAATACATTTAAAAAACATAAATTAATTATTAAAATATTATGCAATTTAATACTATATCTATAAAAAAACAAGATGCTGATAAACTTATAGCAGCACAAAAGTTGTTTTTCAATACACAAAATCAATCAAGGATTGGTGATTTGGTCGCACAAGAGTTGTATATTAAAAAAAACAAACCTTTATTAGACAAACTTGAAACTATTTCAAGTGCTTTATCGGGTGTAAAATCCACAACACAAAATGTTGAAAGACAAATTCAACAACAAGAAAAGACACAAGTAATTAAACAGATATTATCTATGTTAGGTAATACAGAAGGTTTAGATATTTTTGAAGAAGAAATTTCTTCACCAACCTTTGATAAAGATAGCAGTTATATAGATGATACTTTTGAGGCTGTTATCAAATTATACGAAAATTATAAAGAAGCAATGAAAACAACACCTACTTCAAGTGCCCCTCCAAGTGCTAAAAAAGGAAGAAAACCGGTTAAAAAACAAACTATTCAAGAAATAAGAAAACTTGCAGACTATGATAGTGTTAGTGAAAATGAATTAAAAACTTTAACTGCTGAGAGGCTTTCGTCCTTACTTAGAAATTTAGAAGGCAGTTCAACAATTACACCTGAAAGTTTTAGAGAAATGTTTTTAGAAGAACGAGATGTTATGAAAATCACAAGAAAATTACCCGAAGCACCGACTTCTACACCAAGAACACGAGAATTAGAAAAAAGAGTAGAAGAGTTAGGAGGAGTAGAAGAAACAAAACGAGAAGAAACAGTGTCAGGTGATGGGATAGGTCAAATGATGTTAGACCTTGCCTCTTTACAAGCAGGTAACAATAGTCCAGTTGTCATTAAAAGAGCAATCACTGCACTCTACAACAACAAAATGATTAAAAAGAGAGTTATGAACCGATTAATGAAAGAATATCTAAAATAAACATTTAAAAAATCTCTAATTAAAATTAAATATAACAAATGTCAAATTACACAATTTTTGGTTCAACAACAGGTGGAGGAGCAACTCTTTCTACCGTGTTAAAAAATATATCAAACACAACTTTACCTAATGACGAACAGCTTTTAGTTGTAGAAGACGATGGTGTTGTTAATGCTACTCCTATTTCTACATATGGAAAAACACTATTGAATTCAATATCATTAGCCCAATTAAAAGCCGACTTAGATGGCTCACCTACTGCTGTCAGTGTCAATGATAATGGTGTGGGTGAAATCAATATGACTATTGATGGAGATGCTAATTTAAGATTACAAATAAAAGATACTGAAACAAATGTTTATAATGAAATGAAAATAAGACCTACGAGTGGGAATGACTATCTTAGTATATCTCAAAATGGCAACCAATCTAAATTAAAAGCAAGTGGTGCTGGTGGTGTAAAATTAGAAAGCAATAGCGAAGCCACAGGTATTACGATTGCTGGTGCTACTACAACTTTAAATAGTCCAACCTTAAATATTTTTAATACAAGTGTTTATTGTAATACTGGAACTACACTATTCACACAAGGTATTAGGGTTAATTCAGTATCTTACAACCACGATATAGGTGCTTCAACAAAAAGATTTAATAATGTATATTCGAATATTAATGATAGCAGTTATTACAAAATTTCGGATGGCGGAAATATTAGTATGAACGACCAAGTAATGTTGCGGTTTTTAGATGGTTCAAATTATAATTTGCCAAATACATACTTGTTTCAACTAAACAGCGGTTCAAAAACAAGATTTTCTGAAAATGGTTTTACTAATAATTTCTTAGAAATAAATACGGATACCCACCAAATTAACATTGATGTACCATTGTATATCGGTGAGATTAGGTTTGGTGGTGTTACTTCAAAGAAAATAGAATATTTTGGGAATAATTATTCAACAGGAGTTCAAGGTTCAACATTATATTTTCGTAGTGATTTAAATTATGCTTTTTACAAAGGAGGAAGCCATAGTAATTCAGCATTAGATCCGGGAACAGGAGGAAGTAAGCTTCTAACAATAGAAGATGATGTTATGAAAACTAATCATGTTAGACCATTGACCGATGATGATTATGCTTTGGGAACTTCGGCTTTAAGATATACAGAAGTTTATGCTACTAATGGTAGCATTCAAACATCAGACATCAGACAAAAAACAGATATTAGTTTATTACATAATGGACTTGATATAATAAATGGTCTTAAACCAGTTTCTTATAAATGGAAAACTGGGGTTAGAACCCATTTGGGACTAATAGCACAAGATGTAGAACAAACCTGTTTACGAAACACAGCTGTATATATTCACGATAAAGAAACAGATAGAAAAGGATTACGATACACAGAACTCATTGCTGTTATAATCAAAGCATTACAAGAGTTAGATGCTAAATTTAATAAATTAGGCAGTGATGGTATAATAGTAAAAGAAGTCTATAAAGCAGAAAAACAGCAAAACGATTTTAGTAATATAAAGAAATTACTGAAATCTATGGGGAAGCCAGAACAAGAAAAACCTGTTATTTTAGAAAATTTGAAATACGAACAACAAATAGAAAGTTTAAATATTAAACATAAAATTATTAATGACAAATATACAAGTGTTTTAGGTCAGATTGAAGAATTAAAAACAATTCTACAAACTAAGCCAGAACAAGAAGAAGAAGAGGAGCCTGATATTGAAAGTGATAACGGGTCATCTATATTGGATATTATACAACAGCGGTTATACGAGTTAGAGAAAAGGTGTAATAAAAATGAAAACAAATTGAAACGAATTACAACAATAGTCAATAAACTTGTTAAATAATAGTAGATAAATAGTCTTGATGCTTTTTTGAATTTTCGTGTCTTTTTTTGTGTTGCCTTGTGTATGTAGAGCCACAACCACAAGTAATTTTTTCGTTAATTTTTTCTCTGTTTTTAATATACCATTGTTTGTTTATTTCTTTAATTTTTTCTTTATTTTTAATACGATATTGTCTATGTCTTTCGTTAATTTGTTCTTTATTTTCATTATACCATTGTTTTTGGTATTCTATAATATGTTCTTTATTTTCATTGTAATATTCTTTCATTCCAATAAAATTAACACTTCTCATATTTAATTCACTTTTAAACAATTCTATATAGTATTGCTCTATCTCATTTCTAAAATCAATACTAACATTATAATAACAATCAATCACAGACCAATTCACATTATCCCAATTATCCCCGTAATGTTCTCTGATAGTTTTATACAATTTTAAATTATAATCTTTGTTTTTTTCATTACAACAAGCATATTTATGGCTATACATTCTTCTATCTATATCCTTAGTGCTCCCAATATAACACAAATTACCCACCATTATTTTATAGATAAATAAATTATTAGAATTCATATTATAATTTATTTATTAAATATTTATAAAACAATTTTATTAAATTAAATAAATACAAAATGTCATACACCATATTCGGAAGTATTCAATCTGCCACAGGAGCAGAATTACCGCAAAGACTTAAAAACATTGCCAACACGAGCATAAGTGAAACAGAAATGATAATCTCTGTAAGGCAAGACGATACTATAAATGCTTATGGGATATCAAACTTTGGGAAGTCTCTATTGAATTTAGCAGATATCAGTTCATTAAAAAATCAAATTCTCCAAACAACAGAAGAAGCAATTGAGTTTGTTTCAGATGCGACTAATTCCATTAAATTTTACACGGACACAGGAGGTGTGCCTTCTGTTGATAATCTAAGAATAGATATACAAGACACATATACTCAAATATACAACATTTTAAGAACAAAAAATATCGAAGTTGATAATGCTAACAAAATTGTTTGTAATAATATTGCTTATAGAGATGATAATACAAATCCGGTTTTTATAAACTTTGATGCAGACCACACACACTTCTTATCTCCTGATGGCATAAGGATTAATCAACAATTTCAAATTGACAGTTCTAACGGAGCATCTCCAACCCACCTAACAACAACAGCAGCAAACAAATCAATACAGATTTCTTGCCACGGAACAGGGAAAATACAAACATTATCTACATTAGAAACACAAGATATTTTACCTAATATAACATTACAAAGAAACATAGGAAGTAGTAGTTTAAAATATAATAATGTTTTTACTGAAATTTTAAACACAGGTAATATCAAGGCATCCACATTATTTATAAATGACGGCACACAAAATGCTTTTCGTTTAACAACAGCATCAAACAAATCATATATCCAGTCTCAATATGGAGAAATAGTGTTTAGTGCTTATATATCTTCGGATGCTGTATTATCAATCTTTTCAAAAGATACTGATAAAAAAGTAATTACACATTATCCATTAGAAACAGATTTTATCAGACCAATAGCAACACAAACACGAGATATAGGAACAACTCTTTTAGAATATAGAGATATTTATACACAAAACACACGAAACTCTGGCAGTTTATATACTAACACTCTTAGACCAAATAGTGGTAGTTATATTGATATCACAGGAGCAGATTTAAGAGTAGATACAGGGCATCAATTGCGGACAAATTTTATAAATACCCATGCTGGTGTTTATGATTTAACATTAAGAGCAAGTGGTTCAAACATAATTATACAATCAGGAAAAAACTTACAAGTAAATAATACCATAACAACTGGTTCTGGCGACCTAACATTATCTCCTACGGGCAGTTATGTTGCTATTCCTTCTGGTAAAGTTTTAACTGCATCCACAATCAGTTCTCCAACATTAGATTTAACTTTGACGGCAGGAGGTAGCAATGTAAAAATAGATACAGCCAAAACATTTCGTGTTAGTAATATTTCAACTGAAATCGGTGATATTACTATTTCGCCTATTGGTAATAATGTAGTTATCGGTAGTGGAAAAAACTTACAAACAAGCACAATCACATCAACATCAGATTTAACGATTAACCCTACTGGTAGTAATGTTATTGTTAATAGTGGAAAAAACTTACAAACAAGTTCAATAACAACAGGGACAGGTGATATCACTATTAACCCAACAGGTAGTAATGTAATAATAAACTCTTCTAAACACTTACAAGTATCTAACATAACAACTGCTTCTGGTGATTTACTATTAAACCCAGGCGGAACACACATAGAGATTAATTCAGGTAAAATATTAAAAACAAATGAAATAACAACACATTCAACACAAGACTTAAAATTATCTCCAAATTCAAACAAAGTTGTATTAGAAGGTTTAACATCCCTTGTAGCAGAGCCTGTTAATACAGGAGCACCATTATTTCAAACTTATATTCCTGAGATAGGTAGTGATGATAAACTATTCGGTCAATCTTATATATCAACTCAAAATTGTAAAAGAACAAAATTAAAAGATGATTTTGCCGTTAGTTCAAGCAGTGAGAGTTGTATTCAACAAATATCAGATGCATTACAGATTGGGTATAATAATGAAACTGTATTAGGTTCAGTTCAAATAACAAATTCAAGTTTAGCAACTTCTCGTATTGATTTAGAAGGAGATGAAATTAATATTTTGTTAGGTGCAGTAAATACAGTACCTACTACTGTTGTTAATATAACATCAAGTGGAATAATATGTGGTGATGTATCAGGAGCTGATGCTTATTTCAGTGATATAGTTTATAGTGGAAGTTTGAACCCCAGTGATATTCGTTTAAAACAAGATATAATAGATTTAGATGTAGGGATTAATGAAATTTGTAAGTTAAATCCCATTAAATTTAAATACAAAACCGACTTAGAAAGAGAACACTATGGTTTTATCGCCCAAGATGTTGAAAAGGTTTTTCCTAAAAATTTAGTTTCACCTCATAAGAAAACTGGAATGTTAAATCTAAATATGATGAATTTAATTGCACCAATGGTTTCAAGTATTCAGCATTTGAAACAAGAAGTAGAAGAATTAAAACAAACCAATAAGCAATTATTATTACTTTTAAACAAGTTAGTTTAATCTAAAATGAAATTCTTATTTAATATCTTTTATTATGGTTTTGAGTATTTCGGTTATAATCGTTTGAAATACTTAAGCTATATATTGTTAATACTTTAAAAAAGTTATACAAAACTTTTTGTGTGTTTTCTTGTTAAAAGTGGGTGACAGCAAAGTCGTTTAAAAGTGTCACCCCAAAGTGTCATCCTAAGATTTTTTTGTT